AACCAGCGCTTACCGGTGACGATGATTCGCCAATGATGCCATGAAGGACACTTCACTTCGACTCCTTGTTGACCCATTGATTGCCCTGGCGATGCTGGCAACAGCATCCCACAACACTGCACTTCTTGTGTAGCTTCGGCTTGTTCTTGTCAGCCGCTTTGCGGCAGGGAGGGCAGATCATGAGTGCTCCAATCAGACAGGGCGCCCGAAGGCGCCCTGTCAACTGTCTACTTTTAAGAGAACATGACCGTGCCGAAGTGGCGCTTGGCGGCCACCATTGCGGAGCCGCGGTTGTTCAGCCACTGCTTCATGAGATCCCCGTCGGCGGTGAAAAGTCCCCAAGTGCCATTGGGGAGCTTGCCAATGTAGGCAATGTGAGCCTTGGCGTAGTACTCGCCTTCAACCTTGGAGCCGTAGGCACGGGTTGCAGCGTCGTAGGTAACCGCAGTGCGGTTGCGGATGCCGCGGTCGTAAACGAAGCGAACGTCGGTGCAGTCCTTGACGGTGATGATCGTGGCGTTCATTTCGTTCCCCTTGGGTTGGCTCCCTGGCTGACAAGAAGAACACTACGCCCATCAGGGCGCCGTGTCAACTGTCTACTTACTCCGTTTCCAGAGCCGGCAGACGGCCGGAATCGAACAGCGCTCCATGAGCGCGGACCTGTGCCGGTCATTGTGCTTCAGAATCCCGTTGAGAAAGGACATCTGATAGAAGTCCGCTTCAGCGGAGACTATGGCATTGAACTCTTCGCGCTCTTCGTCGGTCATTAGTCCTCCCACTTGTGGGATTCGGCGCACTCAGGGTGCGCGAAGACGCAATGACCGTGAATCCTGCCTACAACCTTGGTTACGTCCTTAGAGGCGTCGACAGTGCCCGAAGGGCAATAGATGCACTCCTTGCCCGACCACTGAAGATTAGAAATGTCCGCGAAAGCGGGAAGATCGTAGCGGTAGAGATGGATACTCATTACCTCTCCTCAGTTAGCGGAGGACATAAGTGATTGTGCCGTGATTGATGACAATCTTTATGAGCGCTGGCGCAAGGAAACACAGATTGCGTATCGTCAGGTTTAATATGCGCTGCCTAAGCGTCATCCCGTTTACCCCCGTTGCGATGACCCAACTATGGCACTCCCGTGCTACCGTGTCAACTGTCTAGTAAGACCAGCGAAGGGAGATCACTTGAGAACGATCACTACGGCCGACGCGATAGCGGCCGGCCTGACCATCCATGAGCGGCCTAGGCCGCAGCTCAGCGGCCGTCAGGACGACATAGAGCAGCCTCACAAGGCTGTGACCACTAGCCGTCTGGAGACGGCCGTCAGGGTGCCTGAGGCGCCCTTGGAGACCCCACTGTGGCTCATCCCGCCGCAGGAGCGGAGGCAGCATCTGAGTGCTAGATCGTCCGCGGTGGCGGACAAGTACGAGTCGTCATGGGTCACAAGCCACGGCACTGTGGCCGTGGCTGACAAGGTCAAGACGTACACAGGTAAGTGCACTGAGTGCACTCAGAGCTTCACTGTCTCTCGCCCCGCTTCACGGCGGGGCAAGTGGCCGTCACTGTGCAGTGACGAGTGTAGGAAGACCAGGAAGCGCCGGCAGGACGCTTCAGCACTCAAGAAGCACCGCCAACGGCGGTGACCTGCGACGATGCAAGAACTTACATATAAAAGCGAACGACAGTGAGCGTCAGACAAGCGCTCCTGAAGAGCGCAATGATGAAAGAACTTACATATACTAGTGAAGAGCCCTTCAGAGGCTCTGAACGACAGAAGCGCCTTGAAGGCGCAATGATGAGTAGTTAAAAGATTAGTCCCCAGGACTGATGGTCCTGGGGACATAGATTAAATATATAACGCGCGCGTGCGCGTGAAGAACTTCCCGTGACTGATTGAGTCCTTGTTGATCAGCCGTTGCTGATGTGCTCCCAGCAACGGTTATCAAGTGATCCAAGTCTAGATTCTCGGTCACGGGATCTCTTATTGCGTCGTCACCGACGCTGCAAGTCTACGTAGCTGCCTTGGCAGCGGAGAAATGTTCCGTGTCAGCCTACGTAAATCCTGCCGGCCGAAGCCGGCAAGGGCTGAAGTAGTTCGGCATACTACAGCCACCACGAGAGGTGGCGATTCAGGTTCGAATCCTGACAGCCCTTAAATGCCGGTAGTTTAATTGGGAAAACAACGGATTCCAAACCCGTTAGATCTAGGTTCGAATCCTAGTCGGTGTGCAAAACCACCGTGCTCCTTGTGGGCACGGTTTCTTTCTTTTGGAGGTGACCATGTCTTGGCTTATCAATGCTTGGGGCCAAGTCTGGCCCAATCTCCTAGCAAGCGCCATTTCAGGCGCTTGTGTCGTGGTCTATCACAATCGGCACCTTCGCAAGGTGCGAGACGAGATCAAAGAACATCTAGGCGTTGACGATGCCTAAGCGTCCTTGCCTTGATTGCGGCCGGCTCACGGCCAACAAGTCACGCTGTGACGCCCACCAGGCCGCGTATGCGGCCAGAGTCGAGCAACAGCGAGGATCTTCTACGGCGCGTGGCTATGGCTCACAGTGGCGCCGTACAGCGGCGCAAGTAATCGCCAAACACAAAGCGAATTATGGTGACTGGTGCCCAGGGTTTTTGATCCCTGGTCATCCCGCCAGGGATCTCACGGTTGACCACAAGATTCCCAAGAATAAAGGCGGCACAGACAGTGCCGCCAATCTCCAAGTCCTCTGCCGCGGCTGTAACAGCCGCAAGAAGGATTCTTAGTGCTGTCCCCATGACGTTGTCTGTTGGGCCCTCTGAGGCCCACTGAGGGCCTGTAGGACAGCAGTCAGGAGCTGGTTGGTCCTCTGCTGCTCTGCAAGCAGCGCATCCAACTGTTCCTCTTGCTTCTTGCCCTGCTTCTTGATCAGGTCCCTGATCTGGCCCTCAGTCATGAATCCCACGGTCTCTGTCCTCCCCTTGGTAGGGCCCAGAGTCTAGCCGCACAGTGGTGCGGCAGAGGCGCATGCATAGATTATTTTGATTTATTCATCGATCCTGCATGGTTATGCATTGATTGATCTCACTCAGTGTGACTGAGAGCGGCTGTAGCCGCATACCGGGGGGTGGGTAAATGTCGATCATGGCACGCCTTGGAGACCCGGCCCCCATGGCTGGGCACATTTTCGCAGGTTAGAGACCCGGGGGATCTAGATCGCTTAGACCAAGGGATGACGGATAGTCGATACACGCTGTGACCAGCGAAAAGGAGGGCTGCATAACCATGCCAGGCCCTCCGCCTCAGCCGGCAGAGCGCAAGCGAAAGCGCGGCAATCCGGGGCGCCGGCCACTGCCGGACGTCCAAGACGTCGGGACTGTCGTCCCTGTAACCGCCAGTGCCCCCGAGCACCTGGCGGACGATGGCAGAGCAGTCTACGAGCTTATAACGGCTCAGTGCTCTTGGATCGCTGAGAGCGATCGCCCCTATCTCGTGATCCTCTGCGAGAAGATCGATCAGAGGGCAGATTTTAAGCGGCGCCTAGCCGCTTCTGACCCCGTTCTCTACACGGATAAAGGCTATGCCTACGCCAACCCCTTGGTTGGCATGCTGAGCACCATAGAGAAGGAAATTGCCTCTATGGCGGCGTCTCTTGGATTGACGCCGGCAGACAGGACGCGACTGGGAGTCGCGGAAGTCAAGGCACAGAATGCTTTTGAGCAGATGCTAGCTAGCAGAGCGAAGCGAGAGAGGTGAGATGACAGAACCTCTCTACCTCACTCCAGTCACGGATGAAGAGATGGCCACCGGCGACGGTGGCCTTTTTTGTGACTTCGCTCAGTTCCTTCGGATCACAAAAGACAGCGTCGGTGGCGACGCTGGAGAGCCCATGGTTCTCAGGCCATGGCAGCAAGACTTGATGAGTCGCCTGTTCGCCCGTAGGGCAGATGGACGCCTGAAACATCGCCAGGCGCTTATAGGTATGCCTCGCAAGAACGGCAAGTCAGCTCTTGCGGCCGGTATCGGCCTCTTTGGTTTGGCCTTTGGGCCTACCGGTGGCGAGGTTTACTCCTGTGCCGGAGACAAGGAACAAGCACGAATCGTCTTTAGTACCACCAAGAAGATGATTGAGCTTGAGCCGCAGCTAAGCGGCATGTTCAAGACGTATCGAGACGCTATTGAGCTTCCCGCCACGGGAAGCGTGTATCGAGTCCTCTCCGCGGAAGCGTATTCCAAGGAAGGTCTTAACCCTCACCTCGTTATCTTCGATGAGGTTCACGTTCAGCCAAACCGCGAGTTGTGGGACGTTATGGCGCTCGCTTCAGGCGCGCGCAAAGAGCCTCTGATGGTTGGCATCACCACGGCCGGAGTCCGAACGGACTCCACAGGCAATGACAGTCTCTGCTACGCCATGTGGCAATACGGCTGCCGAGTCGCAGCCGGCGAGATCGAAGATCCATCGTTCTTCATGTCTTGGTGGGGAGCCCCTGAGGGCTCTGACCACAAGGACCCTTCCGTATGGGCCGCGGCCAACCCCGGTTTTGGGGACATTGTTGCTGAAGAGGACTTCCATTCGTCCATGCTGCGGACTCCTGAAGCGGAGTTCCGCACCAAGCGCATGGACATGTGGGTCTCAACAGCTCAGGCGTGGTTGCCAGCCGGCACCTGGGAAGCCTGTGAAGACTCCTCTGTCACCATCTCCGATGGTGCTGAAGTCTGTTTGGGCTTTGACGGCTCATACAACAACGACTCCACTGCCTTGACTGTCGTCTCGTGCCCCATAAACGAAGACGACAAGCCACACGTTGACGTTGTCGACGCTTGGGAGCGTCCCCCGGACGCCGGCCAGGACTGGAAAGTCCCGATTCTCGACGTAGAAGCGGCTATTCGCAACGCCTGCCGGCGTTGGCAAGTCAGAGAGATTGTCTGTGACCCTGCCCGATGGGCAAGGACGTATGAAGTTCTCGAAGACGAAGGTCTTCCGGTAGTTGAGTTTCCGCAGAGTCCAACACGAATGGTCCCGGCGACTCAGCGCTTCTACGAAGCGGTACTGAACAAGACTGTCACGCACTCTGGTGATCCGCGCCTTGCGCGGCATCTCAGCAACGCGGTCATCAAGACCAATAACCGCGGCTCAATGATCTCAAAGGACTTCAAGGGCAGTCCAAGAAAGATTGACCTTGCCGTCAGCGCCATCATGGCGCTTGAAAGGGCTGTCCAAGAGCCCGAACGTGAACCGATTCCACAGTTTTTTAACTGGAATGACCTCTGATTGGGGGTAAAATGCGCTGGCTACAGAGCCTCAAAACACTCAAGCTGACTGCGCTGAAGCGCCTTGCCCCCGGTCTTGTTCAGGTTTCGGGTCTTGGCTGTCTCAATGGTGCCGCCTACTGGTGGCATCCCATCGTTGGTCTCGTCTCGTCTGGACTCATCCTGTGCTTCATAGGCTGGGTGATTGACGAGTGAGCGGCCTGTTTGGACGCGCTGAGAAGCGCTTTTTTAGTCCCAGCGGTGCTGGGGACCCGTGGGCAATCCCTTCTAATGGCTCCTTGGCCGCGGTTACCGCGGCCGGCGTCCCTGTCACTGAAGACACGGCAATGCAGCTTCTTGCCGTGGCTGCATGCGTCAGAATCATAACCAATGCGGTAGCCAATCTGCCCTTCGATGCTGTCCGTAAGGTCGGCAAGGTACGCAAGCCCATTGAGCCTCCGCCACCCATCATCTCAAACCCATTTGGTGGCGGATCTGGCAACACAGCGCTCTTGAAGCGCCGTGAGGGCTTTCAGCAGATGATGATTAGTCTTTTGCTCCGCGGCAACGCATACGCGTTGGTCGTGGCGCGAGACACCTTCAATCGACCT